TGTCTGGTGTCCTCAGGCTCTCCAGTGGCAAACTTATTGCCATTGATCAGCAAGGCAACTACATGACAGGTGTTTCTCAAGAAGATTGTAAAAAATATCTTTCGGGCTATCGTCCTTTTGATTATTTTGCTTCAAAACAAAATACTGATTTTAATTCCCCTAAAGCATCATCTTCTGATTCCACACCAACACAAGTACAACAAGAAGAACAATTTTCTACTCAAAACCCACAACTTAAATCAGAGCCAATCCCATTAGGCACAAAACCACAAAAAGACATTACTGGAGCGCATACGCTATGACACCTGAAATGCAAGTAATTAATCATTTACTCTATTGGACTATTTTTACAGGATTTTGCACAGGCTTATTCCTTTCAAGATTTCCTATTCTAATTATTGAATTTATACATACATATTTTCGCTTAAAGCGCTTCAAGAATTATCGAAAGAAATTATTAGAGCGAGTGTCTACGAGCGAATCGGGGTAATGAAATTTCAAGACCTTTTCTCTCTGATTACAAGCTCCCATTTAAACTTGATCGGTAGGGGTAGAGCATCCCGAATGGGTGCGAACTGATATGAGTAATAGGCACGTGTATAGCACAATTGCATACAGTAGGAATAAGGGCGTTCTACGCAAAGAAGACTATATTTTTATGCGTGAATGCCTAGAAAAGCACTTAGAATACATGCAGTTATCTTGTTTTGATTATTCACAGCAAATTGATGATTTAAAACAACTTTTTATCAAGTTGGATCACACCATAAACAGACTGTAATTGCTAACTAGCGTCTTATAACATGCGGGTTACGATTGACTAAATTTGAATCAATGACAGGGCTTTTATAGGCATTTTATTACACATCGAGTTAAGCCAGAGAGGTTTTTCCTGGCTAACACTAATTACATAAAAACAAAGACTTAGTATTTTTAGATAAAAAACTTTATTGGCAAAATATATCAAGCTCACGGATTTCGGCATAACGTATATTATGTTCATTAGGATACTCAGCAACGTGAATATAATTTTTACAGATTCACGTTGCTGAGCTGTGGCACCAACTGAGTTGCGTAGGCCACAGTCTTGGATATGCTATTTAACATAAAATTACGTTATGCGACATCAAGTGCAATCCCATACAAAAAGTAGGGTTGACCTGGCTTAAAACAAAAGCCCCATTTATTAATGGGGCTTTTTTATTTCTAAAATTTCCAAAAAATTTGAAAAGTCGGGGAGTCCACGTCTTCTAATGGTGGACTCTAGTCCCGAAAATGGGACTTTTCACAATATTATTTAATCATCACTTTAATTTGACCGCTTGTTGTTAATTCAGTTTCAGTTATGCACTGTTCAAGAATGATATGCACAAGCTCACTTTCCTTTATTGGCATTAAATTTCTATTAATCAATAGCTTGTTAAGCTCTATGCATTTCTTTCTGAGCAATTCTTGCTCTTTATCATTCATTCTTACGGTGATAGCCATTTTTTAACCAGTGTGCATTCAACTAACATGTGTTCAATAATACTTGTATACATGTAATATGTACTTGCTATTCATGTGAACATGTATTAAATTTCGATCAATGTAATATGTATACATGTTCAAAAGAGAATAAAGAATGTTGGATCATCTTTGTATTAACGCCCCGTTTGAATCAAGCTTCTACTCAGTAGACGCTGAGGGACGTTATTTTTTCATAGATGTAGACCCACATAGCCTAGAAATCCCACTTGCTTCACGTTCAGTTTATAAAGATGAGGATGGGGCAATTCATAATTCTGCTTTATTCCATCCTTTTGAAAGTGTCCCAACGCATTACACCGCTATGGCTATGAAAGTTTTTTTCGATTCTTCATATGAGCCATACGTTCAAATCAAGGCAAGTCCTGCAAAACTTTTACAAGGTCATAACGTATTTGGCAGTGACAACATAGAGCAGGGTGCAATGGAAATGATCGGTTTCTTAGCAGAAGCCTATCCACTTTTATCACGGATGCTAGATTGGACTAAAGCATGGGTTTCTCATATTGATGTGACTTATTCATCACGTGTTAAAGATCAGACTACAGCAAAAAAAGTTCTCGAATATTTAGGCAATGTGAGCAATGGTCAAACACGCCAAAGCAAAAAAGCATATGACACATCGCGTTACTGGGGCGGTGAAACATCACGTTTAGTTCAGCACAAGTGCTATCTAAAACATGACGAATTTATGGCGCAATTTGCAGACTTAAAACAACAAGCACTAAAAATGGATAAGTCTGCAATTCGAGTTGTAGAAATCATGTCTGATCAAAGACTTGTTGATTGGACGATTGGCTTATTACGTTTTGAATCACGTCTCAAAAAGCGTTGGTTAGAGCGTAATGGTATCCCTACAAATTTATTTGAATTAATCCGCTTCCAAAAGCAAAACCCAAACTTACTTCAAACACTCTGGACAAAAGCTACTCATAGCATATTTGAAGCTCTTCGAGGTCAAACTATGAAATTAACTGACGATAAAAGTGTTCTTGAAGCTATCGAACGGTCACAAGTAGTTATGACCAAATCGGGAAAAGCTTCACCAACCAAAGTTCGCAATTTATTTGCAATGTACTGTCTCATTCGAGAAAAAGGCATTGTTGAACTCAAAGCAAATTATTCAAAGACATCATTTCATAGATTAGTCGCCGATCTGTGTCTATGTGGATTCTCAAAAGCCTATCTTCAGAATCTCCACACTGAAAAGGCTAACAACATCATCCCATTCGTCAAGCTCATTGAAATTGACTTCAATCAACAGTTGCCAGAATGGTACGTAGAACCAAACTCGCAATTTAATTACAAAATAGCTTAGGAGCTTAAAAAATGTCACAAACTCAGACACTAACAGTTATTGGTCTTAAACAATCAAAGGGTGAATTTACCCCTGAAAATGGCAAAAACAAAGGCGTTGCAACGCCTTACGACAATCTAAACATTTATGCAGTTCAGCCATTTCCTGAGGGTGATATGGATGCACTGGGCGCACAACAGCAACTTTTTAAAATTAAAGGCTCAGGCAACTTCTACCGTTTTAAAGACATCGAACTTCCTGCGAAGTTTGATTTCGAATTCGAGTTTGATTTCACCAAAACACCGCCTCGTCCAGTGTTGAAAGACATCAAGCCTTCAACTGACCTACAGGACTAAAACAATGAAATTCGTGCTGTTTGGAAGCGACATCCGCGAATGTCCCAAATGCTTCAACTTAATGCACAAAAACAATATTGCTTTTCACATGACGAAATGTGGGGGTTAACAAAAAATGGCGTATGTCTGCGACTCATTAAATGAATTTGGTCAAGGACTAAATTGCATTGAGCATACCGAATTGATAGTTAAATTTCAGATGCTCCCTGAAATATCAATTGCTCAAGGTAATGCCATAGGAGTGGCTTTTCTAACAGTCTTTGCGGTTGTCCACATTATCAAGGCAGCCAAAAAGGCAATTTCATAAAACTTTCTTGGGGATAAAACCATGGAAAATGTACAAAAATTTAAACCGACTTTTGCTCAAAAAGCGGGTGTTGTAGCTGCGACTGGTTACATGGCTTTGGCTGGATCTACTGCAAATGCTGCGGGTGAATTTACTCTTGATGCAAGCCCAGTTGTTACAACAATTACAGGTGGCGTTGCGGTTGTATCGTCTATCGGTCTTGCTGTATTGAGTTTGGTAGTCGTGGTTAAGCTGTTCAAATGGGCACGTTCAGCGCTTTAAAATTCATACCCTTGGCAAGTCTACTTTGTGAGGCTTGCTGAGGGCTCGCAAGCAAGCGAACAAAGAGACTTAGCCATGTCAATTGAATCTTTTGGAGCTTATCTATCCATTTTAATGTGGATCATGATTGCATATAAATTATTTTGAGAATTAACAATGAAAAATTTATTTTTGCTTGGGGCATTGTTAATTCCCACAATAGTTTATTCAGCCAATGACCTTGAACGATGGAATAGCGAAGTCGGTCGTACAGTTCGTCAAACCCATTCAGACAAATTAGCACAAACCACGTATTCAGAAATCAGTTCTAAAAATGTGAATGTTTCTCAAGACATGAAAACGGTCTATCCACAAATTGAAACTAATGCACAAGTTGCGGGATCAAGAACCCGTGTCGTTGCAGAAGCAACACTTGTGGTTGATAAAGATAAGGTTTGGAAAGACTGGTCTAAGAAAATAGCTAAAGTTGGTAGGGTTACAAACGCTGTTGGTGGTGCACTGGTTGTTGGTGGTTTAATTCTTAAAGCTGCTGATTGGGTCATTGATGAGGGTGGAAAGGTCACAAAAAAACCTGACGATTCAGGTGTATCAAATCCAGGTTCTTTAGATCCCTCTGTTCAGTTTGGATATGAGTCGAATGCCACTAAAAAAATATATTCAAATGAAATTAATGCTTGTGATTACTTAAAAACAGTAAATGGTGGTGCTGGTATTGCTGGTGCTTCGTTTGCTTATGCTGATTATAATAAAAAGTATTGTTACTATTCTTGGAAAGGTGACGTGTATGCTTGGTCAATATACACAAGAGTTCAAAATCCGAATTATGATCCTTCGGCACAGCCACCTGAAAATACAGTTGTTTCAGAAGAAGAAAAAGAACAAATATTAAAAAATCTTCTAAACGATCCCAAATATGCTGATCTTGCTGCTCAAATGATCGGCAATACATATTCAATGGGTCCTGATAATTCAGAACCTGATCCAAATGTTGTAAATGACCTTAAAAATGCTCAAAAAGAGGTTTTAAAGTCCGACAACCCCAAAGGTGACGGTAAGACACGTACAGACCCAAAAATCGATACAGGAACGCAAGGTCAAGCCGATACCACGCCAAAACCTGATACAGGAACAGGAACGAATCCTGATACAGGTACAGGAACGAATCCTGATCCAAATACAGGTTCAACGACAAATTTCGAGCTTCCCGCATTTTGTAACTATGCAGCCAAGTTATGCGATTGGTTGGACTGGACTCAAGAAGATAAAGAATTAGAAGAAGCTGAAAAAGAAGAACCCGAAGAATTGGACTTAGGCACGATTGATAAAAACCGCTTTCGTGCAAATGGGCAATGTCCTGCACCTATTCAGGTGAATGAGTCAGTTAGATCACTAGGTAAAAGTGTTGATTTCGACTTAACGATTGAATGGACACAAATCTGCAATGTTGCAGAAGATACAAGCCCCCTTGTTTTGCTCATTTCAACCATTACAGGTCTTTTAATTTTAGTCGGTGGAGGGCGAAGCAGTGAGCCTTAAAGGTATTTTGGTCAAAGTCGCTGATTATTCAACGTCAAGAGTTGGGGGCGCACTTCTAAAAAGTTTAGGTTTGGGTTTATTTACCACGGCTGCAATTTTAACGCTCGTCAATCAGTGGGTTGATTATGCAGTAAACAAATTTAATGGACTGCTCCCTGACCTGCTTTCAATTATGGCTCTCGCAAGCTTTCCTGAGGGTCTTTCTATCATTACAGGTTTTATTGTTATTAAAGCGACATTGATCGCAAACAAAGTACATATTGGTAAAGGGGCGACAGGATGATTTATTTACTCGTTGGACAACCAAGACACGGCAAGTCTCAATTCGCTGCGAAGCTTGCGTATGATATCCATGAACAAAATTTAAAAAATCAAAAATTAATTGATTCAGGAAAAGCCGATCCTGAAAAGCACGTAATTCGTAAGATTTTCTCGGACATTGATGGCCATGCGAAAAATTGCGATTTTGTAGAAAAAGCTCCCGATGATTGGCGTGATACACCTGATAACTCAGTTGTCTTTATGGATGAAATCCATTTGAGACCTGAATACACCGATTCAAACGGTCGCATGTCACAAGATCAAATGATTGTTGATTTGACAACTCACGGACACCAAAACAAAGATATTTATTTAATCACTCAAGACCCTGAACGCCTTAATCGTGGTATTCGTAAACTTGTAGAAAAAATGTATTTGTTGAAGCGTCCTCCCCAGTTGCCACCTTTTACATCTGTTTATGTTTTTAGTCGTTGGCTTCGTGATCCGTGGCAAGCAACTAAAAACCCTGATAATTATCACGATAATTACATTTTCAAGTTCAATAAAAAATGGCAGGAAATGTATGAAAGCGCATCAAAACATACGTCTATCAGATTTCATATTCAGAAAAAATTCTTTTATGCAGGGTTTGCCGTTATTGCTATGCTTACTGGGGCTTATTACTTATTCATTAATTCAGGCGCAAAAGACATTGTAAAAGCAGGATTAAATCCAACTGCACCGACTGAATTGGCTAATACAGCTAATCAGTCAGATATAGAAATGCAGAAAAAAATTGCAACGTGTATGGAACAATTCCAATGGACAGAACAGCAATGTAAAGATATTTATGATCATAAATCACGTGAAGAAAAAAATGATCAATTACAGGCTTCAACAAGAAATTCTATGGAACAAGTTGTAATTGATTATGAATATGACCCTGCAAAGCCTTATGACGTGAAATACACGCCTAGATTTGAACCTAAAGACTTTCCACGTTGGGAAAATGTTGCGGTCGTAAATGGTGAATGCATTCCATTGACCCAGCAAGGCACTCGAATGCAAGGTGTGAGCAAGGCTGATTGCTTAAGATTTGCCAATGGTGATAGACCGTTCAATTATTACTATGAAGCAAAAGAAAACAGACCTGCTTACGAATATGCAGCTAAAGAAGTTCAACAAGAACAAGCGACTATACAAAATCCCGAAGTCAAAGCAGAGCCTATTCCATTTGGCACAAAACCACCGTCAAACATTAATGGAGCTCATTCGCTATGACACCTGAAATGCAAATAATTGATCATTTACTGAATTGGACTATTTTTACAGGCTTTGGCACAGGTTTATTCTTTTCAAGACTCCCTAGTCAAATCATTGAATTTACAGAAAAATATTGGCGTTTAAAGCGTTTCAAGAAATATCGAAAGAAATTAGCAGAGCGAGTGTCTACGAGTGATTCGGGTAATTAAAATTTCAAAACCTTCTTTCCCTGATTACAGCTCCCGTTTAAACTCTAAGCGATAAAAACAGAGCGTCCGTATGGCGCGAACTGATTGTAGGGGCTTGATTAAATGAAAAATGTGTATCCACAAAATGTAGAAGAAAACAAAAAGCGTGATGAACAAGAGCGTTTAAAAGAGAAAAGGGCTCTTAAGCGTCAACAAAAGGTTGATGCTGTGGCAAACAATAGCTTTTTCAAAAGGTTAAAAGTTGTTTACGATAGTAAGTTGTTCTTTTGGTTTGGCATTATGTGCTGGATTTATTTGGGCTATAAGTTCAGCTCGAAATTTATATTTAACTAGGGAAATCTGTTAAATATAAAATTGAGCATATAGGCATAAATAAGATGCCGGTAAAGATTGCTACTGGAGACAACAATGGAATTCACATTACAGGAATTAGAGGATATTTATGAAACGTATTGTTCTCATGGAATCTTAAATACACCAGTGATTGATAAGATTCTTCAAACCTATACATATTGTCCACTTTGTAATCATTTGATCTTAAATACTGAATATCAAAACCATTTTGATGCTCATGAGTAGGCACATATACAAAACCGTCAACTATGACAGATCAAAGGGCGTTTTAACCAAGGCTGACTATGAGTACATGCGCGATCTACTGGAGACCGTGCTTGAACAACTGCAAAATTCAGAATTAGACAACGATAGAGAAATAGATCAGCTTAAACAGCTTTTTATAAAGTTAGATCATCACATTGAAAGGCTGCGTGCGTAGATTTCGGCATAACGTATATTATGTTCATTAGCGTACTCGGCATTGTGAATATAATTTTACTGAGATTCACAATGTCGAGCTGTAGCAACAACTGAGGTTGTGTAGGCTACAGTCTTGGATATGCTATTTAACATAAAATTACGTTATGCGACATCAAGTGCAATCCCATACAAAAAGTAGGG